GGCCGTTACCTCAGCGTCTTCGTCAAGCTCGTGGAACTCCCAAATGGTGTCAAGGGTAGCCCATTGCATCGCCTGGAAATCAGCTCCATCCCTTTTTAGGTTTGCCTTTGGGGTCATTCCTCTTGGATCATCCCAAGAAACGACTTGGGAATAGAAATACCCACTTTCAGGTAGCGCAAGAAGCTTTTCAATCAATGGTTGCAGGGATTTGAGTGCAACGCCGTCCGTGTCAAAGTATAGGTTGTTGTCAAAGGCCATATACTTATCCATCCTTGTCTTGGCCCTGCCAGGGCTGAACCCTGCGCCAAAATACAAATCTTCTTGGTCAATAATGGTGATAATGTCAAAGACCCAATAATTGTGAGGAATCAACATATCCCTTTTGTCGCATATCAACTGAATTGGGAGGTCTCTATCAAACGCCTTCACCGATATTGCGAAGTTGTAGGCCATTTCGTGATAGGCCGACTTTCCAAAAGCCATAATCACTATCCCCGTTGTTTTTGCACTCATCTGTGCAAAGATAAAAAAAATCCCCGACCAAAGGCCGAGGATTCAAAAAAACCAAACCGAAACTTAAACTCCGAAGATAGCGTCTGCGTTTGAAGGCGCAGCGTATTTCTGTGGGAGTTGGTCTGGGCCGAGCGAAGCACGGGCCGTACAGTTGAACATCTGAAGCTCCTTGTTGGAAGCAGGGACATTAACCGGCAGGCACACATAGTTCACGGGTTGAGTGATTACCATCACCTCGTTAGAGCCACACAAATACAGAATCAAGCCCGTTACACGCTTGTTGAGGGCGTTGTAAAAGTCAATGCTTCCATCGGTTGTGTTGGCATCCATCCAGGTGGCAGTAAAGTCAAACCCAGCCAAGAGGCTTTGTGGGCCGCATCCAACAGGATTGTCAACATCTACGGGAGATGCATCGGGTACCGTTCCACGAATGTTTTTGATAATTTTGAGGTCTCCAGCATTAATAGCCGTGGTGTATTTATTACCATTGCTCCAATCGGCAGCCGTTGCAAAAGTAGTCCCGGTGCCAAATGCGTCCTCCTCAAGAATACCAATCGCAGAGATACCGCCCCTGTTGTAAGCACCACAAAGCACAAGCTCGTGATTCGGCAAAGCAGTACAGCCGTATTCTAAATAAGCCATTTTGTTAAAAATTAAAGGATTTCAATCTCGTCATTTATTGGCAGACAGGCCACAACGCACGATGTAATTGCAAAGATAATGAATCGCCACGCAATTATCCTATCTCAGGACAAGGCTCACAAGTCGTTTCGCAGTCTTCGGGATTAACGGGCAAACCATCGCAACAAGGGTCTTTGCGTAAGTTCTGCTCCTTCACCTCAACCTCAAGGAAGGCAGGGGCAACGAGCCGTGTCCGAACCCAGGTCGGAGAGTACGCCTCCGAGCGAGTGAAGTAATCGGCAGCAGGAAGGATGAGGTCGTTCATGTTGAAGATGTCGTGCCTGCAAGCGAGGCGCATAAAGTTGTGGACATACCTGGGCGATAGGTTCACGACCAACTCCACGAACTCCCGGCTCTCCGCATACACGACCTTCTTGCGGCCTGCGCTATCCTGATAGGACACGACCTCCCCATCGTATTGCGGATTTCTCAACTCGCCATAGATTCTGGTGCGATGGAAGAAACCGCCGTTGAATGCGTCATTGGATGGATAGGTGAAGCCGAAAGCACAAGCCCCCTTCGTGTCGGTCACGTCTTGGGACGCTAAGACTCGGATGGTGTTGCACGGATCCGTAATCCACTTGTAAGTCTCCGTCACGCAATATTGCATCTCCTCATCGCATCCTTGGTTCTGCGTTATAGCAAGCCTAAAGCAATCGTACTCCGAGTAGGAGGCACGAGAGTCTGATCCAAAGGAGAAGGTGTAGGAGTATATCCCTCCGTAGAAGCCTGTAATGACATAGGTTGTCTTTGCGCTATTGGCGTAATCAACCGAGGTAAGGCTATCGGATGGCAGGAGCGTAACGCTAAAGCCAAAAGATTCATAGATGGCAACGGATGCAACACGGAGCTTGGCCTTGTACTTGCCGTCAACGAGTTGGGCATCCACTTTGATTCTAAAGGGATAAGAGCCTGTCGTTCCCGTCCAGGTAAAGTAAAGGATGTACTCCCCAGGACAAGCCAAGTTCGTCCCTTGCTCAACGGCCACGCCATTAACGAGGATGTCCACATTACCGCAGAACTCATTGCTAAGTTCTTCAAGCTTTAAGACAATCTTGTAAGCGGCACCCTGCACCAAATTCATAGAACGCTGGGCAGATGCCGACCACGCTTGTGTCGCTGCCGGGTCGCATCCTCCGTTTACGTTCAAATAGCAATTTGGAGCGGTTCCACCGACAGCAATCCACCCCGTTTGAGCTTGATATGGCGCAGTAACGGATCGTGTCCAATCGCCTGCATTGCAGAAATTGGGAACGATAGAGTCATCGCAGAAGATGGCTTCGGCTTGAACGCTCAACGCTTCCGTGTTGTAGGAGGATGGCAATAGGTTAATAAGGATTGGCTGAGAGTATTCCCCCGTTTTGCAGTTATCGCATTGAGGCTCGTCCACATCAAAGCAATAGATGTGCATATCGTCAATGTCAATGATTGCATCTGGGCAATCAAAGGTGAAGCTAAACTCCGCTGTTGTAATCGGTATCTGCCACCATCCCGTTGTTGTTATGATTATATCGCTAAGGCCGTTAAGAATAATGGAGCATTCTTCGGGCAAGCTTATACCATTAACGTGGATTCTTAAAATAGCATTCTTGCAATCGTTGCCTTGATTCCTAAAATCAACTGTTCCCTTGGTTGGCCCAGAAACCACGATGCCCTCCCCTGGGGTTACTGATATTCCCCCTTGGTAATAAATCGTTTCGGTGTTCCAATCCGCAGGAACGAGGTCTTTTGTGCCTAACGTGCTATCCACGCACACAATGGGCTGATTCGGTATAATCATTCGGTCAGAAGTTCAAAGGTTGTCATTCCTGTTTTGAGGTTATGCTCCACGCTCATAATCCATCCTCTTGTGCCGTTCACAACGATATAGTTCGTTGGGTTGTTGTTTATTTGGTTGAATTGCGCTCGGTCAAGGGGATATTCAAACGAGAGTGATTTTGCTATTTTGATTGGCAAGTTATTACTCAAAAGGTACCCAGCATAACGGAGGCCCAATGGCGCACGAAACAAATAATTCCTGGCCGCAAAGGGATGGATGCACGAACCGGCATAGGTGAAGGAAATAGGGTCGGCAATAATGGCGTTCTGTTGGTTGTTGGAACTCGTGGTGCCGGTGTGAACCATATTCAACACGACCTTCGGGGTTTTTAAGTCATCGGTGTTTTCTTCAAGCAAAATCCATTTGTTCTCTTGGTTTACCGAAAAACCATAATACAAGCCCCCTGTTGGAGCAGGCGTTCCTGCATCGCCGTTGTAATAGTCGTTGGGGATAAGGAAGAAGGCTGTTGTTCCCGCATCACTTTCAGCACATTGAGTTGAAGCATACCCTGCGTCTTGGTAGAAAATGGATGCGTTGTTCAGCGTTGAATTGCTGTAATTCAGCACGGAGAACACCAACGGGTTATCACTCTTCAGCATCACATCTTTTGCATCGCTAACGGATGCAGATTGAGCGTTGTTGAAGAAATAAGGCTGCGTGTCTGCCCTTAGATATAGCTGCGTGCCAATCCTCGTAAACGAAAGGCTCAAGTTGAAAAATGCGTTCATACCCATAAAGAGTTGAGTAAAGGATATGGATGGCATTGATATGGAAGGCTCTATCAGCGAGGTATTGGTCGTGTATAGGTTATTCGCTCCGTAGGTAGCGTCTATCGTTGACACAACCGTCACCGTGCTTGCCCCTGCAAGGACATTGATTTCCGTAAAGGTTGTCTGGTGGTAGAAATAGACCTCAACAAAGTCACTAACGCCATCAGTCGTTGCCCTTGCCGCATAGGGAAACACGATGTCCTCGTAGCTGTTGCCTCCTGCGTCTGCAAAGACTTGTTGGTTTAGCACAGTGGCAATGGCCTGGGCATAAGTCGCATTGTCAACAGGAGGGGCGAAGACGGGACCTGTACCGAAGACTCTTGTAATTTCGTTGCCATAAACATCAATCCATTTCATCTCCAACGGGAAGCCTGGGCCTGCTGCATACACGCAATCAAGCTGAATAAATTGAGGGCGGTAATTGGTATTGGTGAAAATGTCGCTCTGGAAGATGGTCGTGTTATCGGTAAGGTAACTGACCACATATTGAAACAAGTCCGACATCTTGAAGGCGAACTTGTTGCCATAGGCTGTCCCTGTGTCAAACTCGTAGGAAGCGCAATTCGTGAGCGGCTCTCCGTTAATAGTTTGTTGATTCACCGAGTTGATTGGAACAAGCAAGTCCTTCATCCGAATCAATCTCCCTTGAACGGTATCGTCCTCCACCGAGCAAGTCGCAATGCACTTGTAGGAGTTGAACTCCACATCGCTCAAGTAAATCAGGCCACGAAAGTTCAAGCCATCGTTGCAGTCCTCAATGATTTGGCAGGGAATCTCTTTGCATAAGTCGTTGGCCTTGTAATAGGCATAAAGAATCTCATAGCCATCGCCCCAAAACTCCAAGTCCGAAACCATCGTTGTGAATAGGCCGGGGAGGTCCTCATTCCGCTGGATGGAAATCGCCGTTTCTTGGAGGCCCATTGGCTCGTTGGCCAAGGTCTGCCCATCAAGTATTACCGTGAAACTCGCCATTACCAAGCCCTCCTTCTATGGACCTTGTGAGCCGTCCTTGGTTTGCGGAGAACTTTGTCAAAGTCATCCCAATTCGCAATCTTCACGCTCTTGTTCTTTCGGATAGCATCAATCATCTCAAAGTTGTTCAGTTCAATGGATGCTCCAACATTGTCGGCAAAGGAACGCTTGGTGCCGCTCATTGCGTCAATGTATCGCTTGGAGACAAACTCCTCAAAGTTATTGTCACGGATGGCTTGGAGGACGGGCTTGTACCGCTTGGTCTCGTCTGCGGTCATTACCGACTCGCCACGAGAGAGCCTTGCAGGAATGCTGTCGGATGTGCCGGTGCCTGGGCCGTTAATGTCAATAACCCCCTCCTTGAATCCTTGCGGAAACTGAGCTGAATCAATTACGCTCATTTGCTTGATAGCTAAAGCCCCAATCGCAATGGCCGCAAGCAAACCTCCGATTGGTCCAAGGTCGTTAAAGGCACGCATAATAGCCGATGCGCTATTGATTAAAACATTGATTTTTTGGGCCTTCTTGTTTTGTTCAAATTGCTTTTTCTCAATAGCTGTAAGTTCCGTGCTGTATTGTTCTTCGGAAATCAATCCTTGGGCAAGCTTGTTGTCAAGAGCAGCCTTTTGGTTATTAAACTCCATCTCTTGAATCTGAGTGAATTGGCCATATAATTCACCAGCAGCATTAACGAATTTACCAACCTCTTTTAGGTTTTCCTCAAACAAAGCTTGGTCACGATTTGCTACAAGAGCATCAATCTCTTCTTTAGTCCTGCCATAGACCTTCGCTTCTGCAATCAATTCTCCATAGTATTTACGAATAGCCTTCAAACGCCTATCCAACGAATTGCCCTCATACCCATCCAGGCCGTCTTGCAATCGCTTGTAGAACTCGGCGTAATCCTCGGCCTCCTTCTTCTTGTCAGCGTTAAAGTCAGCGTCAAGTTTTTGCATTTCAATGTTGGCCTTGGCGAAGATGGCCTCAATCTCTTTGACCGATTTGCCTTGAATCTCGGCGTTCTTAGCGGCGAGTTTTGCCTTGGCCATCACCAACGCTTTCTCAAGCTCAAGCCTTCTGTCCGTTCCTTCGGCGTGTAATTGAATCTGGGCCTCAATCTCTGCGGCACTATCCTGCAACATTTGAACCGTCAAGTCCTTGATGTCTTTGCTGAGTTTTTGAAGGGACTCAACGCTCGGCACATAGACTCCTTCCTCAATGACCTCAGCAATATTCGGGTCAAAAGACTCAACCATCTTCCGGGCCTTCTCCAAGTCTTTGTCAAGCTTTGCAAGGCTTAATCCCATCGCTTGTGGCGTATCCCTTTGTTCAATCTTGGCCAGGTTCTTGCGTGCCTCAATGACTTTTATGAGTTGGTTGTAATAGGCCGTGGTTCCTTCGGTCGTGGCTACAAGCCTCGTTTCTTCGGCGGCCAGCAATTCTTTGGCGGCGGCGATTTCGGCCTTTTTGGTATCTGCTGAAACTTTTTCTTGCTCCTCTTCTCTTTTTTGAGATAATTGCCCAATGGCCGTAATAAGCCCCTGAGTAAACTCTATCTCCTTCTCCTTCTGCTTGACCAGCTCCTTTTGTTGTTTAAGGGCTTCTTTTGCCCCAACGACATCAGCCATGCCCCTCATCCCTGCGGTTCCTGGCTGTCCGACATTGGCTGTCCTTGCTTTTTTAAGAGCAATTTCTCTTCTTTCAAGTTCCTTGTTTAACTCCTCAAGCTCCTTTCGCTGCTCTGTAATCCTATCCGTTTCGCCACTAATAGCTTTTTCGGTGCTTACCCCTTGCTTTGCGTAAAGTTCCGCCCTTT